GCCGAAGTCCTTCATCTGGTCCTTCAATCCCTTGAGCTGCTGCTCCGTGTCGGCGATCTCCCGCTGGAGGGCGTCAAACTGTGCCTGGCTCATGGTGCCGTCGGCCAGCTGCTGCTCGGCGTCCTTCGCCGCGTCCTTCAGCGTGCGCAGCTTCTCTTCGGTGCCGCTGATCGCGTCCGTCAGCTGCCTCTGCTTCTGGCTCAACAGCTCCACGTTGCCGGGGTCCAGCTTCAACAGCCGGTTGGTATCCTTCAGGGCGGCCTGGGTGTCCTTCAGCTTGCTTTCAACGCCCTTCAGCGCGTCCTGTAGTTTTGTGGTATCGCCGCCGATCTCGATGGTGATACCCTGTATCTGCTTCCGCGCCATCGTTCAGCCTCCCCGTCAGAAATTATCAAAATCAGCCTGCGTGGGCAGCTCGTCCCACTCGGCCTCGTCGTTCGCCCGCTCGTTTGCCATGTCGATCACCATGCCCTCGGTGACCAGGTCGAGGTCGCCCAGACTCATGCCGAGCTGAATGCAGCGCAGCATGAAAAGCGGCGTGGTCATCGGTCGGGTGGTTTGTCGGCTTTTTTTTTGCTTTCGACCATGACCTTCGTATTCAGCCGCCACAGCTCGATGATCTGCGGCAGAATGAAGTAGATCGAAAACATGTCGAACGTGTCCAGCCATTCCTCCGGCGTCTCCGGAACGCTCGGGTCGGCGTACTTCGCCATGGTGTAGGCCACGTCCTCAAAGATGGTCAGCGTCTCTACATCCAGCGTCGATTCCTCTGCGTTGCCGCCCTTGGTGGCATCAACCAGCTTGTCGATGTCGGAAAAGATGTCCCGCCCGAACTTCAGACGGTATATTCGCGGCACGGCTGCGCTCGCCTTAAACGGCACCTGCCGCCCGTCGATCTCGATGCTCTTTGTGATTGCCATGTGCCCCTCCTATTCAAAAACAGGGGAAAGCCCCCGGCCTTCCCCTCTTGTCGTCTCTCTTAGGTCGGCGTCACGAACTGGTGCACCGTCTCATACCACCCGGCATAGACGGTCGCGTCCGTGGTGTCGCCGGTCTTCGCCTTCACCGGGCCGCCGTTCGGCAGCGCCTTGGCGGTGATGGTCAGCGTCTCCGGCTGCACCTCGATGTTCTCGCCCTTGGTCTGGCCCTCGATCGTGTTCTCACTGGCCGTGCAGTTATACAGCACATGCCGCACGGCGTTCTGATCGCCGGTGAACTCGAACAGCAGAGCAAAGTGCCCCTTGGTGGGATTGCTGTCCTCAAAGAGGACGCCTTTCCCGTCCAGCGTTTCGCCCAGCGCCGCCACCCGGAAGCTCTGGGGAATCAGCGCGATCACCAGGTCGCCCTCATAGCTGGCGTTGTCGCCCAGCTCGAAGTAGGACCCATCATCGGCATAAAACGTGTACGTGTCGCCCTGCTTGGACAGACTCGCGCTCACCGCGCCGGGAATCGCCACCGGCGTGCCGAAGGTCGGCGTGCCGTCGCTGTCAAACGTGACCGTCGCATAGTGCACGTTCTTCAGGCCGTATCTTACTTTATTAGCCATCGGTCAATAGCACCTCCGTGTTGTAGGTTGTCTGATACATCCTCTCGGAATCGATGAACACCTGCTCCGGGCGCTCAAAGGTCAGCTCGGCGGCGGTCAGCGCCGCTTCCACAGCGGCCTCCAGCTCGAAGTCAGGCTCATCGGTGTACAGCTCGATGGAGAGCTGCACGATGTGGATGTAGTTGATGCCGTCCGCATGAAAATCGGAGCGGTCGGTGTACAGAAAGCAGATGAAGGGCGGCCCCTGCGGGTGCTCGCCATCCTTCTCGCCGAAGTGGTCAAAGGCGTATGGGACGCCGATGCTCTCGATCATGCTCGCAATCTGTTCTCGGGTCACAGCTTCGCCACCACCTCTCGCTCAAAAGTCTCCACCAGCTCCTTCTCCACCGGCGCGATGTGCGCATGCGCCGGGGTCGGGGCGTAGGTCCTGCCCGTGCCGTTTCGGGTCACGTGGCCGTACTCCAGCAGATGCGGCAGGCCAGGGTGCTCATTATAGATCACGACCTTCGTGCTCAGACGGCCCTTCTCCACCTGCATCTTCCATCCCCGGGTGTATTCGCTCTTGCCGGTCGTGCTGGGCTTCAACACGCGCCTGGCTTCCTTGCGGAGCGCCTGCACGCCCTTCTTGCCCATCTGCTCGGCGATCTGGTCTACGTTGCCCTGGATGTCCTCGGCATACTCCGAGAGGATCCCGGAGATCGCCCGGTTCAGCTGGTCGATCGGCGTCTTAGCCATGTACGCCCACCTCCCGCTGAACATAGAGCTCCAGATCATCCGTTCCCGGTACGTGGTAGGTGCGGTAAATGGCGTAACGCTTACCCGCCCACTCACACACAGCCTCGCCATCGTATTCGATCGGGGCCACGATGAAACGGAACTCCGCGCGCAGGCCGCCCTGTCCGGCGGCGAAAAACTCCGCCCGGCTCACGTCGTCCATGCGGGCCAGTATGGTCCGGCTCTCCGGCTCGGTGGTGCGCCATACACCTTTCGTGTCCTGTTCACGCCCAGCGGGCTTGATCAGGGTGATCTCGGTGTCAACCATCGGTCGCACCCGCCTTCTCACTGAAAATCCGGTTGCTCAGCGTCCAGCGCAGCATACGGGGCATGCCCTCCATGTTATCGCGCCGGCGCCACAGCCATGCGGCGTACATCACGATCAGCTGCTGATCCAGCGGGTCGGAGGCGTCCAGGGTGGACGCCCCCTCCTTGCGGATCGCCGACTCGGCGGCGGTGAGCAGCTGGGTCAGCCGCGCGTCGTAGGCCGTGGACGTTCTGATCCCCAGATCGGTCTTCAGCATTGTCAGCAGCGTCTCCATCTGCTCACACTCCTTTTAGCCTTCCCCTTCAGGGGAAGGTGGCACGGCGAAGCCGTGACGAAAGAGGTCGTCCCCCTTCCGCCACGGTCCCCCTTACGCAGCGTTGGCCGTGTCGGTCGGGAAGGTCATGGTGGAGGTGGGCGTGGTGCCGTTGATGCCGATGGCTACGAACGCCTCGGCGATGGCCGGCGCGCCGTCATAGCGGGCGGTGCCCTTCATCACGGTCTGATCCTGGAGGAAGCGCACATGTTCGCTCGAGGCGAAGCGCGCGCCCCGGCGCTCGGTCAGCACGTACAGGTCGAAATATCCGGCAATGATCACATTGTCCGGGATGAAGGAAAGCACCTCGATGATGCCGCCCACCACGGGCATGACGCCGTCCACGCCGCTGGCGATGGCGCCCGCCACGTTGATGGCCATGGCCTCGGCCACCAGGTCGTTGTAGGTGTTCTCGTTCATGATCCACACCTTTTCGCCCCGGCTGTACTTGCCCTTCATGGCCTTGCTGGCCCGGACGATGCTCTGGAACAGCTTCAGGCCGGTGCTGTTGGCGGCGGTGATGCTGATCACGTTGCTGGTGTGCAGGTCGGCCCAGGGGCGCGCCGTGGCCGGGTAGCCGCTGGGCGCCTCGGTCTGCACCAGGCGGGAGACCACGCCCTGGGGCATTTTCATCGTGGTGGCGGCGTTGCGGCCGTACAGGATCGCCTTGTCCAGCGCCAAGCCGATGGCCTGTCCCAGCGCGCTCATGATCTCTGCGGCCAGGTCGATGTCGGAATCCTCCAGGTTGGCGTTGCAAATGGTGAAGAAGCCGCCCACCTTGAAGCAGTCCATCTCCAGGTCGTTGAAGCCCAGGGACAGCTCGTTCAGGTTGGCGCAGCAGTCGGTCCAGATGCCCTCCGGCACCACGCCCATGATGAGCATGCGGGCCTCGCCGCCCACCGGGCGCACGGTCACATGGCGGTACAGTTTGGAATAGTTGGTCACGTTCTCGCGCAGCAGGCCCAGCATGACCTTGGGAATGGTCAGGCCCACGTTGGTGATCGCCCGCTTTTCCTTGATGGCGGCGCGGGTCTCGCTCAGGTAGTTGGCGACCTCTTCCCGGGTCACGATGGCGGCCAGCCGGTCGCGCAGGGTCAGGCCGGGAATCTGTACACGGGTGTTCATGTCTTCATGCCTCCGTTCTTCATTGGTGCCCGCAGGCGTCTGCGGGTCTTCGGTGGGGTTGGCGTGCGGCTCGGTGTCCTGCTTCGCCTCTTCGTTCTCCAGGTCGCGCTCCAGCCCCGCGATCTCGTCGTTCAGCCGGTTGATGGCGCTCTCGTTCTCAGCCTGGTCAGCCTCGAACGCCTGCACCATCTCCTCGACCGCGGAGCGCTGCTCCTCGGTCTCCACTTCCTCGATGGCCTGGGCCAGCTCGGCCTCCCTGGCCTTGTTCGCTTCGCGCTTTTCCAGCAGCGCCTTCAGCTGCTTGCGCGTGTTGTCGATCTGCTTCTTAATCAGCAGCGCCTTCAGTGCCATTCTGAATCCTCGCTTTCATCTGGGTCTTCCACGCTTCCAGGCTGCGCGCCTTCAACAGGTCGCGCTCCTTTTCCCGCGCGGAGATGTTGGTGGCCTCATAGGCCGGGAAGGTACACGCGGACACCTCGAACAGGTCCACATCCTTGATAGTCCAGTGCACCGAGCCGTCGTCGCGGAAGTCGGTTTCCTCGTTGACAATCTCGAAGCCGAACGAGCACTGGTCCACGTCGCCCCTCTTCACGCGGGAATACAGGTTCATGGCGTCCTGATCGTTCGGATTGATCAGAACGCTGCCCCAGAGTCCGCGCTCGTCCTCCCGCAGCTCCAGCGTGTGCGCCTTCGTGCGGGCAAGCACCAGGGTGGTGTCGTGGTTGATCAGCGCCCGGATGTCGCCGCCCTGCAGCGTCCGGGAAAAAGCGCCCTGCGCGATGCTTTCGCTCAGGCCGGGCGCGATTTCGTAATTGGTGTTGAATACGGCGAAATAGCCCTCGATGCGCAGCGCGTCGCCGTCCTCGCGGGTAGCAAAATCAGTCGCCACCGTGCGCAGCTGTCTCATGGCCCTCTCCATTTCCCTCATCCTTTCGCAGCGGGCACCGGCCCGCCTGGTCCGTCAGTATGCTCCATCCCTTGCAGCGCAGATACCGCTGGTGGCCGCACAGGCCACCGTCGCCGCAGGTGATGCGCATCTCCCTGTCGTATGCGGCCTTGGGGCAGCTCAGTGTCAGATCATTCATTCTGCACCAGCTTCCCCTGCTGTCCGCTCATGTCATACGGGATGTAGTTCTCGAGTACCTTGTACTCCTTGAGCCCCGCAGGAGCCATGTGCATGCGGTCGCGCCACTCGTCGCCGTTGATGTACCCACGATCAGCGCCCGCCAGCAGGATGTCCGAGGTGGCCTTCAGATCATAATCCAGCAGCGACCAGAAGTTCAGCATCAGGTACCACTTGGGGCTGGTGATGAGCGCTCGGGTCATCTCCTGCTGGATGCCCTGCACGATCACCTTCACCGTGGTCTGGATGAAGTTATTCCACTCGGCCTGACTGTACTCACCAACACCCAGCAGAAACGCCGGTACGCCCAGCACCGCCGCCACGGTGCGCTTGTCCAGCTCCACCGTGTCTTTGATGGCGAGATCGGCCAGGCTCAGCGGCCTGACCTGCTCCACCTGAAACTGCTCGGCGGGAATCAGCCAAGGCTCACCGGTCCGGGAGGGCTTGACGTAGCTCTCCAGCAGCTTCTCCCGGCCCTCCGGGCTGCTGAACTCGTCCGTCAGCGCGTCCACTTTCACGATGATGCTGGGCTTCCACTCGCTCGCCATGAAGGCGTTCTCGGTGGCCTGCGCCTGCTTCAGATTGTTGGCGATGTCGCGCAGCACCACCGTCACGCCCCGGCCCTTCCACAGGTAGTGCGGATCAGGGTTGTAGGTGAAGTGCATCACGCTGGCCGGGTCACGCTCCCGCCCGTCGATGGCGATGCGGTATTCCCGGTAGCTGTTGCCCACAGAATTGAACGTCACGCGGCTGGCCGCGATGGGCTCAAGGCTCTGCAGGATGCCCTCATAGGTGTGCGGCACCACTACGCTGTTGCCCTTGCCGTACAGCAGCAGATTCATCACGATGGCGATCATCCACTGGCTGCGCGTCATGTTGCCGTTGGGCTCGATGTCGATGCGCCGGGACAGCTCGTTCACGATGCGGATGTCGCCCTGGTCGGTGTTGCTCATCAGATAGATGGTCATGCTGCCGATCAGCTCCGCGATGCGCAGGCAGGCCGTCATGATCTCCGGACAGTCGCTCAGCCTGGTATAGCCAGGGCAGCAGATTTCCCCGTCGTTCATCCACACGGCAAACTGGCTCATGGCGGGGTTTGCCGCCCGCGCCTGCGCCGCGCGGGCTGCCGCGCGCTTTCTCTTGCTCAATTACCCCACCACTTTCTCGCCTTGTTTCGTTTCGCCGTTCCCTCCAACATGCGGATGCAGGCGAACACGCTGGCGTCAAAAAGGTCAATTCTGTGTTCCGGCTGGACCTTCTCATACTGGATCAGATCGTCTGTCTTTTCTATAGCGCGGACGTTCGCCACGCAGTATTCGTAAGCCTCGGAGTGCAGGTAGTACAGCTTTCCGTCCTTCGCGGCCTTCTCGATGTGCCGGAAGCCCTTTGATTTCAGGATGTACAGCTGCGGCTGGTGCACCACCGTGAAGCCCGCCTGTTTCATCAGCGGGATGTACTCTTCACCGGCGAACTTCTCGTCGTGGCCCACCTGCTTGATGCGGAAGCCCCGCTCCCGCATCGAGATGAACCACTGCACCAGGTCGGCGTAGTTGACGGTGGGCGAGTTGCACATCGTCAGCCAGCCGTCCTCCTCCCAGCCGAACAGCGGTATGCCGTCCTCGTCGGCCTTGCGCGCCGCCTCCGGGCGAGGGAAAAAGGCGTGGGTGATGATGATGTCCACGCCCTGATAGCTGCCGTAGAGCGCCGCCGCCGTCAGGTCGTGCACCCGCGACAGGTCGGTGCCGCCATACCAGTCCACCGGCAGCCGCGCCAGTTCCTCCAGCGTCCATGTGTACGCCGCATCCGATCTCTGGAACTGTGCCAGGTCAAAGTAGGCGTTCATGGCCGTGGTGTAGATGTCCAGCTCACGGCTCAGGTAGTCCTTGCGCTGCTGCGGGTCGTTCTGCGCCTGCCGCGCCGCGTTCAGCATGTCCTCCGGGCGCTTGGTGACGCCGTAGGACGGATTGGCTTTCTGGTGCTGCACCGGGTCGGTGTAGTCGACGTTGCCGTTCTCGTCCTGATCAGCGCGGGCCACGAAAGCAAAAAAGGCGTCGTCCCGGACCTGTCCGGTCGCCACCTTCACTGCGTACTCCTGCCGGTTGTAGCCGAAGGAGTTGATGTTGTCGCCCGCTGTCGTGATGCCGATCATCAGCTTGTTGGTGTAGGCGCTCTGTGCTTCCTTGAACCGGTTATACTGCGAGGGCCGCTTGTAGGCGGCCACCTCGTCCGCGATGGCAAAGTTGCAGTTGAACGAGTCCTGGCTGTCCGGGTTGGAGGGCATCGCCACGATCTCGATCTTCCCGTCCGGGGTGCCGTCCGGCTTTTTGAAAGTGTATCTGATCGAGTGATCGAAGCTGTTGTCCCTGATCTCGAACACCTTGTCCAGCTTGTAGTATTGCAGGCTAAACACCAGGAACTTGAACGCCTGCAAGGTTTGTTTCAGCGCCGCCGCCACGATGTAGCACACCGAGCCGGAATGCCGCTGGATGATCGCCACCGCCCAGGCCAGCCCCGCGATG